ATTACGTTACTGAAACATATAAGGCTAATGAAGCTTTAGTTGCGTTGCAGAATAATGCAAAGTTAGCTGCTGCCGAACAAGCTAGATTAGCAGAACAATACGATAGACAAGCAGAATTATTAAGGCAAACACGTGACGATGAAAGCAAGAGCATACAGGATAGAATTACTGCGAACACTGCATTAGGTGAAGTTTTAGCAAAACAAGAACAGGCTGAACTAGCATCAGCCCAAGCACAAGTTGCAGCAGCTCAGGCTACATTTCAGCACAATCAAACTATAGATAATCAGGTAGCATTAACCCAAGCTTTAGCTGGAGTAGATGGTGTGCGAGCTAGAATTGCTGGTATTAAGTCAGAACAACTTGTAAATGAGATAGCATTAAATAAAGAACTGAATGAGCTATACAAAACTCAACAACAAAGCGCAGCTGATTTAGCTATAAACGAACAAAAATTTGTAGCAGATAGTATTAAAAATGATTTAGAAAGACTAAATGCACAACGGGCAGTTTTAGAACAAGAAAAACAAATACAACTTGACCGTTTACAAAGTGAAGTTGATAAATACAATCAAGGTACACAAGCTAGATTAGATGCTGAAATAGCATACAATGAAGCTAAACAACAATTAGATCAAAATTTAACATCAAATGCTGTAAGTATAAAGGAAGCAGAAAATGCTCGATTATTAGAATTAACACGTTTAAATTTAGAAAACGGCATAGCTGATTCTGCTAGTAGAATTGCTGCATTAAATGCTGAATACGCAGAGAAGGAAAAATTATATGCCAATGATGCAGAAATGCTTGCGGCTATTGAAGCGGAAAAGCAAAGGAAGGTACTTTTAATAGAAAAAGAAACGCAGCAATCAAAACTAGATTTTGCAAAACAAACATTAGATGGAATTGCACAAATCACATCAGCTTTTGGCAAAAACAATGAGAAGGTAGCAAAGCGTGCATTCCAAATTCAAAAGGCAATTAGTATTGCACAGGCTACAATTAGCACATACGAATCTGCAAACGCGATATTTGCAAGCACTGCAAAGAATCCGATTACATCTATATTTCCCGGTGCGCCATTCGTTGCTGCTGGTGTAGCTGTTGCAGCAGGTTTGGCTAACGTAGCAACAATCGCAGCGCAGCAGTTTCAAGGTGGTACTTCTTCAGGTGGTAATGATGGGGGTGTTAATCCACCTTCATTCGGTGGTGGTGGTGGAAATGAAGGCGCACAGCCAGCAGGTTTCAATCCATTCGCTGCGCAGTTTGTGCAGAATCGACCTGATCAATTAACGCCACGTGCATATGTGCTGGCAGGTGATGTTGCAAGTGCGCAAGAAGTACGCGAAAACGTAGCAGATTTAGCAAGAGTAGGATAAATAAATAATTTTAAAACATGGAAAAAAGAAAAGTAGTTAAGTGTGTAATTGACGAAGAAGGTCGCTTAGGTATTACGGCAATGGGCTTGGTAGATATGCCTGCAATCGAAGAAAACTGGATTGCACTTTCTAAGATGCAGTTAAGTGCAATAAATGATGAACGCAGAATGCTATATGGTCCTGCGCTTATCCCGGATAAAGAGATACTGCGCTATGATGAAAAGGGCGAACCATACTATGTGTACTTTGAAAAGGCAACAGTGCAAGCAATCGCACATCAGTTTTTCAAAAAGAATCTGCAGCATACCACTAACCTGCAGCATGAAATACCAGTAACAGGTGTGACAGTTGTCGAATCATGGCTGAAAGAAGGCAAGAATGATAAGAGCATTCAATTAGGATTGCCTGAATTGCCTGATGGTACCTGGTTTATCGGAACTAAAGTTGATGAAGATCACGTGTGGAATGATGTAAAGGAAGGCAAGGTAAAAGGCTACAGCATCGAAGGCTTCTTTAATGAAGTAGGTGTAGCTATGAGTGGCGTAAAAAACTATGAAGCAGAATTAGTTTTAGAATTAGACCAAATACTTGCAGGTTTAAACAAATGATTTATATTTGCTTCGGTTTTGGTTTTTAGCCGTCATAAGAGATTTAGGTTTTAGATTAAAAAGATAGGGGCAAACGAGCCCCTTCTTTTTTTTACTACAGCATACACGCACGCGAGTATTCAGCCATAGTCATTTTACTTGCTTTCGCGTTTTTCGCCACAGCTTTGTACTGCTTTTCAGTTAGACGAACGGATATTTTCTTCGTCATTGATTGTACTTTCTCTTTCATAATTGGTGTATTTAATTATACGGCTAAGATACGACATGTATTGGCGTGTAACAAAACAAGCTTTTTGCTACTATACCCAAATATCCAAACATGTCGAATATAAAAGAACAAATCAAATCCGTATTCAACAAGTACGGCATTGATCCTTCAACAGTGGGTATCAAGTTCGAAGAAGAAACTACAGCAAGCGAAACACCGGCAACGGAATTGAAATTTGCAGTAGAAGGCACTTTGGCTGATGGTACTAAAATCTATTCTACCGCTGATGAGTGGGTAGTAGGTGTAGACATCTACACGCAAGATGCTGAAGGTAATCCAGTGCCAGTACCTGCAGGCGAATACCTGCTTGAAGACGGTGTTACCAAAGTCTATGTAGGCGAAGAAGGTACCATTACTGAAATCGAACGCGAAGAACAATCTACTGAAATGAGCAGCGAAGATCTCGTTGCTGTTATCGGTCAGTTGTCCGAGCGTATTGCTGCACTTGAAGTTGAAAAGACTGAATTAGGTGCAGCAGTAGAAACTGCTAAGAAGGATGCAGAAGCACTGAAGACTGAACTTGCTTCAGTTAAGAAAGCCCCTGCTGTTCCATCTGTAAAATCACAAGAATTTAAGAAAAACGCAGTACCTGTAGTTGCATCGAATGGTAATTCATTCAGCGACTTCATGGCTGATTTGCGTGCTAAACAAAGTAAATAATTCACCTCATAAATTTAATTAGAAATGCCAACAACAACTTCACTCACCACCACCTATGCAGGTGAATTAGCTGGTGAAATCGTAGCAAAAGCTTTGTTGTCTAACGTATCTGCACAGTACGTGACAATGAAGCCAAACGTACCTTACAAATCAGTAGTACGTAAAATTGATGACACTGTATCATTCGCTGCAGGTACTTGTGATTTCACGCCAACAGGCACAATCACTTTGACCGAGCGCATTTTGACTTTGGAAGAATTCCAAGTTCAGCGTCAAATCTGTAAGAAGGACTTCTTCACAGATTGGTCAACTGCCGATGTAATGTCAGGTCGCGTAAACACTCAAATCCAAGATGCTATCATTGAGCGTTTGGTGAGTGGTATCGCTGCTAACAACGAATCTGTAATGTGGAATGGTGTTAATGCAACCGCTGGTCAGTACGATGGATTCCTTACCTTGATCAAGGCAGGTGGTTCAGGTGCTGTATCTGCAGGTTCAGGTGCGCTTGATTCAACAAACATCATTGCTACTATTTGGGATGTAATCAACACTGCTCCTGCTGCTGTTAAGGGTGCTGCTGAAAAGCCAGCTTTGTACATGGGACAAGCTGCTTGGGAAGCTTACATGCAAGCTCAAATCGCTGGTGGTAACGGATGGTATGCAACTGCAGGTCCTGAAGTAGCTAAGCGTTTCGTAGGTATGTACGAAATCTATGTATGTCCGGGTATGGCTGCTGACAACATCGTGTTTGCACAAAAGTCAAACTTGATGATGGGTACTTGGCAAGAAAACCAAATGAACGAAGTGTTCATTTTGGACATGCAGAATCTTGATGGATCGCAGAACGTGCGTTACGGTGCGCGTTTCTACTTGGGTGCACAGATTGCTGTTGGTGAAGACATCACCTACTGGGGAGCATAATCATTAACCAAAGAGGGGGTGTAACAGCCCCCTTTTTAAAACAATATAAAATATGGCTTGTGAATTAACTACAGGTTTTACGCTTGGATGCCTTGAAGGTATCGGTGGTGTAAAGGAAGTATTGATTGCTAACTACGAAGATTTCGAATCAGGAATCACTTTCGGTGGTACTAATGGCGAAGTTGATGGATTGCCTACTGCAACTATCTATCGCTATGTACCTTTCCGTAATTCAGGTTCATACGTTGAAACGGTACAAAAGAATTTGGAAACAGGTACTTTGTTTTTCTCGCAAGAAGTGGGATGGACTTTTGGTAAACTGAACCAAGATATGCGCAACGAGTTTTTGCTTGTTGCCAAAGCGAAAATGATTGTGTTCGTTCGCACCAATGATGATCAAATCCTTTTGGTCGGTGTTGGCGAAGGTGCACAGCTTACTGCAGGTACTGTTCAATCAGGACAGCAGAAGGCAGATTTGATGGGTTACCAAGTGACATTGATTGCTGAAGAACTAGCACCAGCTGTACACTTAGAGCCTTACACAACTGTTCCTTTTGATAACTTCGCTGGAATAACTGTAAGCCCTGCTTACTAAGAATTTGTTTTCCGTTTTGTGTATTCTTGTTGTATTGAAAAAAAGGGCAGGTTATTCATGACTTGCCCTTTTAATTTAGAAAGACTATGATATATTTACAGACCGATACACCTGCACAAACCATCTATTTACAACTAGATGAAACAAGGCAGTATTTTGCCACATCATTCACGCACTATTTGTTGATTCTAACACACGAAGAAAATAGCACAACGGGAGATAAGCTTGCACAGGTAGCGCAGATAGTGAATGAGAATGTGCGAATAACTGAATTGACTGTAACAACCAGTTCACTAACGCTGGCAGGTCGCTATCGTTATGATGTATATGGTCAAAATTCAGCTGTAAATATTGATCCAAATAACGCAAGTGTAGTCGGTTTGTTGAAACGTGGCTATGTTGTACTAACGGCTAACACGCAGTTCTTCGATGTGCCTGCTATCACAATACCAAATGATATAATCTATGAACCATAACGAATCGAATATAGTTTCTTTGAAGCTTAGCGAGTATGTTGCTAAGAGCGATGCTGAAAAAGTAGACAGAAAAGGGTGGGTGAACTATGGAGATCAAAATGATTTTCCACAATATCTGCGCGATTTGGCGCATGAATCACCTGTGCATGGTTCATTGGTGGTTGCCATTGGTGACATGATAGCTGGGAAGGGTATTAAATCGGAGCAGTATCAGGCAGAACTGGATGCACTTGATATAAATGCTTTGACGTATGCATGTGCACACGACTTAAAACTGTTTGGTGGTTTTTATATCGAAGTAATTTGGAGCAATGATAGAACAGTTATATCAAAGCTAAACGCTATACCATTTGAAGAATGCCGCATTGCAGTCAATCAAGATGATGATACTGAAATAGGAATCTTTCACAGCTACGATTGGAGCAATACACGCAAGAAAAAGAACACACCCGAATTCATACCCAAATACAACTATTTGACACGTGAGCAAGAGCCTCGTCAAATATATTGGTGCTTCACATACACAGGTAGCGATGTCTATCCACGCCCTGACTATTGGAGCGCGATTAACTACATCGAATTAGATAAGCAGATTTCGATATTCCACATCAATCAAATATCAAACGGTCTTTTCCCTTCTACTATCATTAACTTCTACAATGGACAGGCAACACCTGAACAGAAGCAGCAGATGATGATGGATTGGGAAAACAAAATGAGTGGTGCGCGTAACGCTGGTAAGGTGGTTATGTTCTTCAATGAACGCGATCAGCCAAAGACTGAAATCACACCATTCCCGGTTAATGATGCAGATAAGCAGTATCAGTTAATGGATACTACTGCAACGCAAAAGATTATTACTTCACATCGTGTTACTACTCCACTGCTTTTCGGTATTCGCGATACTGGTGGTGGATTTGGTAGCAATAAAGATGAAATGGCTACAGGTTTAGAGATATTCAATAAGCAAGTAGTAGAACCATATCAGGCAAAAATTAATAAGAGCGTTCAAGAACTATTGAGCAATCAAATGCCAGGTGTGAACTTTGAAATTGTACCTAATACGCCATTGATTACAGAACAGGTAGCAGTAACAACCAATGCGAGTGCAATAGGTAGCGTTTCTGCTCCTGCTTCTTTAGATGTTGCTCAAATCAGTTCTATAGTCGAAGCCACATTAATGGCTTTCGAAAAAAAAAAAGTAGATGACAGCACAGCAGGCGATGCGCTGATAGCATTAGGCGAAGATGCAAGTGAGGATTGGATACTAATAGACAGCTATAACGCAGATGAAGAAATTGAACATGAGTTTTCGGTGCGTACAGGTGCTGCTAGACCAGCTGCTAAGAGTGAGCAAGATGCTATTATCGATGGCAAATACTTTATTACTCGTTACGTTTACGCAGGTAGTTTTAGCCATCCTAATATGCGCCCATTCTGTTCT